TCTGACTGCTTGGCTCACCGCCGACTTTCTGACCGGCCTTTTCCACTGGTTTGAAGACCGGTACGCCAAAACCTCCTGGCCTATTTTCGGCCCCCTAGTTGCCGCCCCCAACGAATTGCACCACAGCGAACCCCGCGCATTTCTCCGTGGGAGCTACTGGGATCGCAACAACACCACGATGATTCCCTGTCTTTTGATCGCAGCTTGGCTGGGATACCAGGAGCTTTGGTGGGGGATGTTAGTCGGCATTTTCGCCTCGCAGGCGAACCAACTCCACGCCTGGACCCATCAGGGCAGCGTTCCCCGCCCGGTCAAAATCCTCCAAGAAACTGGCATCTTGCAGAACGCCCGCCACCACGCCCGACATCATATAAGTCCTTATGCCACGCACTTTTGCGTCATGTCTAGTTGGCTAAACCCCTTGTTTGACTCCATCGGTTTCTGGCGCTGGCTGGAAAAAATCGTTTTCTTTTTTTTACGCGTTCGACCCAAGCAAGGTTAATACCATTGCCGGAATGATCTAAGCTGCCGGGGCCGCACCATCCCCTTCGGCGTGAGCCGACCGTGTGACAGGCCAGCAGCCATGGGCCAGGTAGTGTTTGAGTGCGGTTGAGGCGCTACCAGAAGATATCGGGCCGCATACTCGATAATGAGGGTTCGAGTCCCTCTTTCGGCGATAACCAAGGAAAGACCATGCTGCAAGAAATCAAATCCCAACACGAAGTGGACGACAACGGCAACCCGGCTGGGGGTCGCACTTGGGGGACTGGCATTCAAATCGATTGGCAGAATGGCCCGCTGGCCGTGGACGGGTTTCGTAAGGAGCCGAATGGAGCCTTCGTCGAAGGGGTAATTCAAGCCGCCATCGACCGCCTGCAACATTACCAGTCGGGCAAGTTCGCCTGCCGAGAGAACGCCCTGGCCATCACCAAGCTGGAAGAAGCCCTTCATTGGTGCCAGCATCGGACGGCCAACAGGACCAAGCGCGGGGTCGAAGGGACTCATACGGTGTGACATGGTGGGATTGGGCAAGCTGGTAATTGCCTACCTCATCGTCTTTGAACGGGTCTGGGTTCCCCCAACCGCAGTCCAAGAAAATCCTTTCGTCAGGAATCTGATCGCCCAGGTCGCCCAGGACCTAGAGCTTTTTGCTTATCCAGACTGTACTTCCTTGAACAAAGCTCGTGACGCCTACGAGCAAACGCTGACCTGTCGGGCAAAACTGGCAGATGCCAAGAAATTTTTTTATATCGATTTTTATGTGGAAGGAACGACTTGTTACATGATTTGGGCGAATAAATACAATCGACCGTTTGATGAAGTTTGTCGTCGGAATATCTTGCAGGGTTATGGTGAGTCCCGGGATTTTTGGTTGATCGTACAACGGGAAAACGACTTAATTTATAAAGTGTACGATTTGCTTGACGATCAATACCGAAACATACCACTCTACTCCAAGCGTTTGAAACTAGATCAATTGCGCGAAATTTTGGGTGGCGAAGCCTACGAAGCTGGCTGGCTTCCTAACCCAACCCCGACTTGGAGATTCTTGCCGTGAAAGAATACGATCTTTACCGATGTATATCTGACCTAGCTTGCGTGGCCAGCTTTACTTTCATTGCTTGGATGCTTCTCCGAAAAAATTCTTGGAGATAACTAGACGGTTTCCCTGAATGGTTTACCATAAGGAGTCGGCGTGGGCAGGCGGCCTGTGCCTTTTTTCAAGGACGAGGTAACTATGAAGCGATTTGTTTTTGGTCTGTTGGCTCTGGCTATGGTGGCTTCCGCAGCTTCGGCTGGCCCTTTACGTCGTAAGGCGGTTGTGACAGGAACCAAAACCGTAACCCAGACCCAGACCACAACCACCGTTACCACGGTTACTAACGCCCAGGAAGTGGCTGCTTATCTGGCCGGAATTGGCAGGATTGGCCACTTTTTCCGCGGCGGATATCGCTTTGAGGGCGTGGGTATGGGTTCCACCCCCCAGGCTGCCATCAATTCCTGCTGCAAGCCCCGTTTCGGCGGTTCTCCCCGCGAGATCGGCGTTGCACAGGGACGCAACGGCATGTTTTACGCATGCTGCCGGTACTAAGAAAAATTGTTGACCGTGTTTAGGATTGGGTTTCCGGTCGGCACGGTTGACAATACACGCACGGCTTGCCATCCCTTGTCGTGCGTTGTACGGGAGTAGAGAAGAGGCTATCTCGCCACCCTCATAAGGTGGAGATCGCTGGTTCGAGTCCAGCCTCCCGCAATGGTTTTCTCAAAGGAAGGAGTCCCCTATGAACAAGATCAGGAAGAAGATTGTTCGCAGGAAAGAGTTGATCGCAGCCTTGACAAGGATAGCGGCCAACAACAAGAGGGCGACGGCCCGATAAACGAATCGGGCTTTTCAGAGGCGGTGACCCCAAAAGGTCGCCGCCTTTTTTATTGGGGGGTTCTTATGTATGTGATGCGACCGAATGACGGCTACAAGCAATCCTTGAGGGATTTGGCAAAGTCTTTGCTTTCCAAGGGTGCGGTTAGCCATTTTGTCGAAATTGGTTCTTTTTCCGGGGAATCCGCTGTCATCTGGCACGAATCCTTGCCTGATTCCACCATCTGGTGCATCGATCCCTGGTTGCCAGGCTACGACCCAAACGATGCCGCCAGCAACGAGAACATGACCGCTGTTGAAAAAGCGTTTGATCGCAGGGTTTTTGGGTGCGAAAGACTGGTCAAGCTGAAAGGCACTTCGGACGACTTCAAGTCGTTGTCGTGCCTCCAGTCTGTCGATGCTGTCTATGTCGACGCCATGCACACTTACGAGGGCGCCAAGGCCGACATTGAGTTCTGGTTGCCTCGCTGCAAGCTGGCCATCACCGGCCACGACTACAACGGAGGCTGGCCAGGCGTGATCAAGGCTGTGGATGAAGTCGTTGGCAAGCCTGACTTTATTTTCCCAGACAGTTCCTGGTTGAAGTGGATCAAGAGATGAATCCGCCCCACTAAGTCGCTGTGTTTTGCAAAATGCATTTTTCGCCATGATGAGGAGGTTGCGATGACAGATAACGACAACGAATACTGGGAACTCAAGAAAGCAATCGACCTTGCCTCGTCGGCAGACAGATTTGCTGAGTTGGGTGTGGCCGACCTTCTTGATTTGAATTTCATCCATACCTGCCGAAAACTTTTGCCAGACTTTTTGAAAAAACACTCGAGGCTCCTGCGATTGGTCCGCGAGAGCCAGGACGAGATCGAAAGCTTAGACAACGAGGTGTGTCGGGTTGGAAGAGAATCGATGCAATTGATCAATGAAAATTTGAAGCTGAAGGCTCAGGTCGAAGAACTAGAAGAGCGTTTGTCGATCATGCTGGAAAGCAAAGGCGTTGTTGAGGGTTGGGACGCATGAATCGCAAGAAGCTGGAGTACCTGAAAGCCTGTGAGCGCGGAACCCGCGAGGCTGGTGTCAGACTCTTGCGCGGACATGTCGTTAGGACAGAAAGCGGTCGTTTTGTGTCCAGGTTGACTATCGGCCACCATCCTACCGAGGAAGACGCCGAAGCCTTCCTTGAGACAGTCAGGACCATGTTGAATTCCCAGAAGGGGCGAACAACCGATTATTTTCAGTGGGGTTTTAGATTTGTCGGAGACGACATTTGCGGCAATTGTTATTTCAAGGTTGTGCCACTTGATTATTACGAGAGACACGGCTCTTTTGATGGTAACCCCTTCCCGTATTTTCAATTGCCAACATCGCTAGGGTTTTCACACGAAAGTGAATCGACCTTCAGGTATGGCGGCGACGAAACAGAGGGTAGGGGTATTTTGATTCGCATGGGACTGAAGGAGCTTGATTGTGGATGACCTTGAAGGCATTTTGCTGTGTGACGGCCTCGAAGGTGCTTTTATTGGTGTTTTGCACCGGTTCAATCAACCGACGATCGCAGTCTATGACATTGAAAAAATCATCGCTATTTACATGTACCGCGATGGCATGACCGAAGAAGAAGCCCGTGAGTTTTTTGAATTCAATGTTATCGGAGCGTGGGTTGGGGAACGCACTCCAAGTTTCGTGTCTTCAATGTCACTCGAAGAGCTAAACCTGGCAATTCAGGAAAGCTCCGAATAAAAAAACAAAAAAGCTTGCCAACACCCTATGTAAAATCCTAAGCTTTTTGCTGGTTAAAACTTTTCTCAAGGAGTGTGGGGATGTCTCTCGACGAAGATGTTGCCAAAGCTTTGCAGTATGGTCGCCCAAAGAAGGACGATCCCAGGAAAAAGCCGGCAAAGCCAGACGAAAGGAAGCGGGGCAGCAAAAAGAACCCCAAGGATTCTGCTTCTAAGCCAAACAATTCTATCGAGGTTTCAGCGGAGACCGAGAAAAAAATTCGCAAGTTGATGGAAGAACACAACGCCAAAGACCCGAAATACAAGGCCAATATGGCCATGTTGAAGGCCGTCTTTCGTCGCGGGGCCGGAGCGTTCAGCACCAGCCATGCTCCAGGCATGGATCGGACCCGTTGGGGCCTGAAGCGGATCGAAGCCTTCCTGTACCTGTTGCGCAGGGGTAGGCCGTCCAACCCCAACTACAAGCAGGACAACGACCTGCTGCCGGACGGACATCCCCGCTCCAGCAAGAAGAAGGAGAAGTCCAAGAGCAGCACCCTCAACGACATTCTTTCTCGCATCGAGGGAGCTGTGCAGGATTTGCGCGATTCCCTGCGGGGCTGATGATGTTCAAGGTTTCGCTCGGAGAGAACGGCTGTTTCTTTGTGTCAGACAACGAAGGAAGACCAGCCGTTGTCTCCGGTGAAACATTGGATGATTTGGCCGATGTGCTGATAGCCATGTTGGCAGCGGTCAATAGTTTTGAAGGCTTTCAGGGGCAGCGGGCTTCGGAGTGGCCGAAAGTTAGAAGACAACACCTGGATGCCAACCCCCGTTGCGCAGCCTGTGGTTCGGACAAAAGTCTTCAGGTTCACCACAAGAAACCTTTCCATTGTGAGCCTTGTCTTGAATTGGACGCCGAAAATCTGATCACATTGTGTCCTTTGTGCCATTTCTACTTCGGGCACTTGCTCAGGTGGAAAAGCTGGAATGTCGATGTGAGCAAGGATGCGGCTTGGTTTTTAGAAAAGGTTAAGGAGAGACCATGAAAAGCTGGGGATTGACATTGTTTGTGGTTGTCTGGATCAGTTGTATCTGGCAGTTCTCGGTTCGCCCGATCCTAAACATGGAAATGCGCATCAAGGCAACGGAGGCCAGTCTGCGATTTGAAAAGCAGCGGTCGCAGCTCCTGGATGACGAGATTGCCGAGCTTCGCACAAAACCCAGCTACGAGGAAGGTTATCGCGACGCCGTCATCCGTGCCGGGGCGCCCGAAAATGCCAGCGCCTACAAAGATGGTTACGATGCGGCCATCCTTGCTGTCGGCGATGGAGGCTATGCTGACGGTTATCATGCAGCCATCAAGCAGTTTGGCTTCCCGGCCCGCCCCAACCAGGCCATGGCCAAAGCCAGGAAGGATGGTGCCGAATGAGCATCATCACGAAAAAAGGTGTGTGCAAAGTCACGAACGAGCAGTACGCCGAGGCCTACAAGCAGTATGAGCCGTGTCTGCACAAGCATTGCCAATCGTGGACCGGTAAGTTTGACAAGGATGAGGCCATGCAAATTGCTGG